CCGTCACAATCATAAACCACACAAAAAAAGGTTTTCCGCCCGTGGGTTCTCGCGGCCGCAAATCTGCTGACAGCCAGCTCTCGGTGCTCATGCCCGACGCGGCGGCCATGCACCGGCCCGAGCCGCCGTACGAGCTGACCGACGAGCAGGCCGACGAGTGGCGGCAACTCGTCGAGCGCATGCCCGCCGATTGGTTCCCGCGCGAGACGCACGGCCTACTTGCGCAGTATTGCCGCCATATCGTCGCCGCGCGCCGGATCGCGCAGCTCGTGCACCAGATCGAACGGAAAAAGAAACTGGACGTCGCCGAGTACGATCAACTGTTGAAGATGCAGGAGCGCGAAGGCCGCGCCCTCTCGTCGCTCGCGACCCGGATGCGGCTGACGCAACAGCTTGCAATCAGCAACTACAAGAAACCCGGCAAGAGCCGCACCGTGACGCCGCCCTGGGAAGCGATCGATGGCGACGTCTAAACGCCCTGCGAAGCCCCCGCGGCACCGCAAAAAGACCCGCGGGCAGCGCAATATCGCGTGGATCGAGCAGCATTGCCGCGTGCCCGAAGGAAAGGACGTCGGCAAGCCGCTCGTGCTCCGCCCCTGGCAGAAGCGGGATATCTGCAAGATCTACGACAACCCCGCCGGCACGAGGACGGCGATTCTCAGCTTCGGAAAGAAGAACGGCAAGACGGCGCTCGCCGCGTGTTTGCTGCTGTTGCACCTGGTCGGCCCCGAGGCGAAACCGAACAGCCAGCTCCCCTCGACCGCGCAGTCGAAGGACCAGGCGGCCGTGCTCTACAAATTGGCCGCGAAAATGGTGCGCATGAGCCCCACACTCGCGCCCTACGTGATCGCACGCGACACGATCAAGGAACTCTTCTGTCCGTTGCTGGGCACGCTCTATAAAGCGCTCTCGGCCGAGGTCGCGACCGCGCACGGCCAGTCGCCGATCTTCGCCGTGCACGACGAGCTGGGCCAGGTGCAGGGCCCCGTGTCCGAACTCTACAACGCGATCGAGAACGCGATGGGCGCGCACGAGGCGCCGCTCTCGATCATCATCTCGACCCAGGCCCCGACCGATGCCGATCTGCTCTCGGTTCTGATCGATGACGCACTGTCCGGCCAGGATCCGCACACGATCGTGAGCCTCTACACGGCGCCGCTCGATCTCGACCCGTTCTCGGATGCGGCGCTCAAGAAAGCGAACCCCGCCGCCGGCGACTTTCTGAACATCAACGAGCTGCGCGGCCAGGCCGAGAAGGCGCGGCGCTTGCCCAGCCAGGAGCCGCTCTATCGCAACTACACGCTGAACCAGCGCGTCGAGCTGCAATCGCCGTTCGTTTCGCGCTCGCTCTGGCAATCCGCGCTCGGCCCGGCCGCCGACTTCGCGGGCCTCTCGTGCTATGCGGGCCTCGATCTCTCGGAAACGACGGATCTGTGCGCGTTTGTGCTGATGGCGCACCACGAAGGCCGCTGGCACGTGCGCCCGACGTTCTGGCTGCCGGAGGATGGGCTGCGCGAGCGCGCCCGCCAGGACCGCGTGCCCTATGACCTCTGGCAGCGTGAAGGCCACCTGATCGCCGTGCCCGGAAAGTCGATCGAGTACCGGTATGTGGCCGAGCATCTGCGCGAGGTGTTCGACGCGCTCTCGGTGCAGCTCGTCAACTTCGATCGGTGGAATTTCAAGCACCTGAAGCCGTGGCTGCTCGAGGCCGGCTTCACCGAGGCCGAGATCGCGGCGCACTTCGGCGAGTTCGGGCAGGGGTTTCAAAGCATGTCGCCGGCGCTGCGCGATCTCGAGGCCTCGATCGTCAACGACAAGCTGCGCCACGACGGCAACCCGGTGATGACCATGTGCGCCGCGAATGCGGTCGTGCAGCGCGATCCTGCCGGCAACCGCAAGCTCAACAAGGCGAAGAGCCGCGGCCGGATCGACGGCATGGTCGCGCTGACGATGGCGCACGCCGCCGCGTCGACGCACGAGATCAAGCCGCCCGCTGAGTTCCAGTTGATGGTGTTTGGAGGTCGTCCACAATGAATGTCCGGAAAGACGCGCGCATGCCCCTACGGCAGCGCCAGCACGCGACGATCATCGTCAAGAAAGCCGACGCCAAGACGCGGACGATCGAAGGCATGGCGTCGACACCGACGCCGGATCGCCTGGGCGATATCGTCGAGCCGAAGGGCGCGGCGTTCACGCTCCCGATCCCGTTGCTCTGGCAGCACAACCAGTATGCGCCGGTGGGCAACGTCACCGAGGCCGAGGTCACCGACGAGGGGATCCGGTTCAAGGCCCTGATCGAGACGCACGACGAGCCGGGCCCGCTCAAAGATCGGCTCGACGAGGCCTGGCAATCCGTCGTGAAAGGGCTCGTGCGCGGCGTCTCGATCGGGTTCAACGCGACCGAGCCGCCCGAGTTCATGCGCAACGGCGGGTACAGATTCACGGCCTGGGAATGGTTCGAGCTGTCGCTCGTGACGATCCCGGCCAACGCCGAGGCGACGATCTCGTCGATCGCAAAGGCCTATCGCAAATCCGTTTCCGACGCCGCCGCCCGCCGCTCGCCGGCGCGCACGGCGGCCGGTTCCCCATCTCCCGGCGCCCCGGGCCCCTCACCCAAACGCAAAAAGGAAGCCCCGACCATGTCGAAGAGCACCGCCGACAAGATCCGCGAGATCGAGGAAGAGATCGCCGGCCACACGTCGCGCATGAAAGAGATCATCGAAGCCGCCGACGACGAAGAGCGGGAGATGACCGAGGACGAGGAAAAGGAGTTCGAGGACGAGGACACCGCGAAGAAAGCCCTCGAGGTCAAGGTGCGCCGGCTCAAGTCGGTCTATGGCACCAGCGACGCCGGCGCAGGCCCTAAGGGTGTTCTGCGTCGCGTGCCCGCCAGCGACGGCGCCGGATCCGATCGCGCATCGCAGAGCCGCGGCGGTGGCCTCCCGGCCGAGCCGAAGAAGCACGAGGAGAAGGGCCTCGGGTTCGCGCGCCTGGTGATGGCTTACGCTCTCGCCAAGGGCAACTATCGCGAGGCCGCCGACATCACCCAGCAGCGCTATGGCGCCGACAACCAGGTCACCAAGGCGATGAAGCTGATCGCCAAGGCGGCCGTCACCGGCGGCAACACGACCGACCCGAGTTGGGCGGCGCCCCTCGTCGAGCCGACGAACCTCGTCTCGGAGTTCGTCGAGTTCCTGCGGCCGCAGACGATCATCGGCAAGTTCGGCCTGAACGGGATCCCGGCGCTGCGCGCGGTTCCGTTCAACATCAAGGTTCCGGTGCAGACCAGCGGCGGCACGGCGCAGTGGGTCGGCGACGGCAAGCCGAAGCCGCTCACCAAGTTTGACTTCGAGCAGATGACGCTCGCCTTCAACAAGGTCGCGGCGATCGCGGTGATCTCGGAAGAGCTCATCCGTCACTCGTCGCCGTCGGCCGAGCTGATGGTGCGCAATTCGCTGGGCGACTCGGTGATCGCGCGTCTCGACACGGACATCGTCAATCCGGCGATCACCGAGGTCGTCGGCACGCGACCGCCGTCGTTCACGAACGGCGCGCAGACCTATGTGAGTTTCGGCATCGATGCCGATAGCGTGCGCGCCGACGTGAAGCGCATGGTTTCGTTCTTCATCGCGGCGAACATCCCGACGGACTCGATCGTGATCATCATGCGCCAGGCGCAGGCGTTGAGCCTGTCGCTGATGCGCAATGCGCTCGGCCAGAAAGAGTTTCCCGACATGACGATGAACGGCGGCTTGCTCGAGGGCGTGCCGGTGATCGCGTCGCAGTATCCGCCGACGGGGATCGTGACCGCGGTCTGCGCGAGCGAGATCTATCTCGCGGACGACGGCGGCGTCGCGATCGACATGAGCCGCGAGGCCTCGCTGCAGATGGACTCGTCGCCGACGAACACGATCAACAACGGCGCATCGCCGCCGGTGCCGGTCGCGATCGAATTGGTTTCGATGTTCCAGACGAACAGCGTCGCGATCCGCGCCGAGCGGATCATCACATGGAAGCGCCGCCGCACCGCCGCCGTCGTCTATCAGACGGCGACCGGCTGGGGTAACGCCGCCACGTCGCCCCCGCAGGCCGCGATCTAACCGTCGCGCCTGCGTTCCCCCGCCTGGCGATTGCCCCTCCGCCCCGATCGCCAGGCGGGGAACCCATCGAACACGAGGACGAGATGCAGAAACGGATCACCCTGGTCGCCGGCAAGATCCCATCGTATGGCGGCAAGGCCTTGCGCGCCGGCGACACGTTCGACGCGACGCCCAGCGATGCGCGCCTGCTGACCGCCGCGAAGCTGGCCACCTATGCGACCCGCGCCGGCACGACCGAGGCGCCGCGCAAGCCCGCCCGCCCGCCGGCGCCGCCGGCGCCCGTCGACCAGGCCGACGGTACGATCACGGCGCTGCGCGCCCGCTATGAGGCGCTCGCCGGCAAGAAAGCTCACCCGTTCTGGCGCGCCGGCCGGATCGAGACCGAGATCGCCGCCCTCGAGGCCGCAGCCATCAACACCGACGAGGAACCCGGCACGTGAAACGCGGCAGGAAGCATCGGCAGCGCCAGCAGGTCGCCAAAGTCGCTCCAGGCGCCAGCGCGCTCGAGCGGCGTCTGGCGGCGGTCGAGAAGCAGCTCTCGCCGGTCGACAACCGCGGCGGCTGGTGGCCGATCATTCGCGAGTCCTATGGCGGCGCCTGGCAGAATAACGTCACCGTTACGGTCGACGACGCCCTGCAATATTGGGCGGTGTTCCGGTGCGTCTCGATCGTCGCCGGCGATGTCGCCAAGATGCGCGTGCGCCTGGTCGAGCAGCGCGGCGTCGGCGGGATCTGGAGCGAGGTCGAGCACGGCGACGTCACGCCGATCCTCGCGAAGCCGAACCCGCACCAGACGCGGATCCAGTTTCTCCGCAACTGGATGGAATCGAAGCTCACGCGCGGCAATACCTACGTCCTGAAGCGCCGCGACCCGCAGTCGGGCCGCGTGGTAGCGCTTTATATCCTCGATCCGTCGCGGACGACGCCGCTGGTCGACGAGGTGGGGAATGTCTTTTACGAGCTGCAGCGCGACGATCTGCTCGGCCTGAAGGGGACGCGGCTGCTCGTGCCGGCGTCGGAGATCATTCACGACCGCTGGAACACATTGTTCCACCCGCTCGTCGGTCTCTCGCCGATCTATGCGCACGGGATCAACTCGCTCGCCGCGCTTCGCATCACGCAGAACTCGCTCCGCCTGTTCCAGAACGGCGCCCGGCCGTCGGGCGTGCTCGAGGCGCCGGCGGCAATCTCGAAAGACACGGCCGATCGGCTCAAGGCCTATTGGGACGAGAATTTCGTCGGCGAGAACGCCGGTAAGGTCGCCGTGCTCGGCGACGGCCTGACGTTCAAAGAGATGACCATGAACAGCGTCGACGCGCAGCTCGTCGAGCAGTTGAAGTGGAACGACACCGTTATCGCCGGCTGTTACGGCGTGCCGGCCTACATGATCAACGCCGGCACGGCGCCCGCCTATAACAACGTCGAGGCGCTCAACCAGCAGTACTATTCGCAGGCCCTGCAGACGCACGTCGAAGATATCGAGCTGCTGCTCGACGAGGGCCTCGAGCTGGGCGAGATCGGCGGCCGCCGCCGGCTCGGCACCGAGTTCGCGCTCGACGACCTCCTGCGGATGGACACTGCGACGCTCGTCAAAACCGCCGCCGAGGCCGTCAAGGGCGGCATCATGACCCCCAACGAGGCCCGCGCCAAACTCGATTACCAGGGCGTCACCGGCGGCGACGCGGTCTACCTGCAGCAGCAGAACTATTCGCTCGACGCGCTCGCGAAGCGCGACGCGAAGGACGACCCGTTCGCGACCGGCCCGGCGCCCGCGTCGGCGCCCGCCGACGACGAGACACCCGACGACGAGGACACGGGCGACGAGGATCTCGCCGCCGTCGCCGAGGCCGCCATGCAAGAGGAACTGGCAGCATGAAAATGTTCGACGCGGCCGCGTTCGGGCGCCGTGTGGCGCAGACGATCAAGGAGCACGTCGCACCGCTGCGCGCCGGCCAGGCCGCGCTCGAGGCGCAGAACGCCGCGCTCGTGCAGCGCCTCGACACGGTCGAGCGCAGCCTCGCCGCTGCGACGATGAAAAGCGCCCGCATCGATCGGTCGGGCGTCCTGTTCATTACCCTCGGCGATGGCAGCACGCAGGATCTCGGCCACGTGCTCGGCCGTGACGCCGACCCGGCCCAGGTCAAGTCGCTCGTCGACGAGACCGTCGAGCGCCGCCTGGCGACGCTCCCGGCGCCCGCCCCGGTGCCGACCGCCGCCGAGTTGCGGCCGGTCATGGTCGAAGTCGCCGAGGCCGTGCTCGAGCCGCAGATCGCGGCCCTGCAGCGCGCAGCCCCGACGCCGCCGGCACCCGAGACCTTCCGGCCGGTTCTCGCCGAGCTGGTCGACGCG